AAGGAAAACAAAAAGTTCGCGATGCGGACTTGGCTGATGAGAATGGGCTTCATTGGCGACGAATTCGCAACGGCAAGAGAAACCCTGACGCAGAACCTTACCGGCGACAACGCCTTCCGATTCGGCAGACCTTAACCGGTCTGCCGCCACGGGCAAGGGCGGCGAAACAGCCGCCCACAGCGCCCCGTGTGGGGCGGGACGGGTATCCTCCAAGCAACTGCCCCTTTCGGTAAAAAGCCCTGTACGGGGCGCACACGGCGCAAACAGCGGCAAGGCATATTCTACACAAAGAACGGCACATTTTCCCCCGCGATGTTTTGTACATTTAGCGGCTTGCTATTCTCCCCGAAAAGAGTTAATATGTGACTACCGGAACGGAAAACGACCGGAAAACAGACACGGAGGAACGAGCAATGAGCAACATCGAATGGGGAACGGAAACCGACAAGAAGCTGGAACAGATCGCAATGGACGCCGACTTCGCACTGGAGCAGCGCGGCGGGCTGGACACTCGCAGGAACGACACCGAGGACTTCATTGAACTGAGCGTCTGGGGCATCCGCGAGATGCTGCGAAAGGCATACGAACTGGGCAAGGCTGAACGCTGATCCGCCGCCTTTCCCCACCTGCCGCCTGCGGGCGGCTTAGGGTGGTAGAAGGAGCCTTCCTTCGGAAAGGACGATTGAAATGGAAAAGAAGTACTACCTTGCCTACGGCTCGAACCTGAACATCCGCCAGATGCGGTACCGCTGCCCCGGCGCAAAGCCCATCGGCATCACGGTGATCCCCGACTACGAGCTGCTTTACAAGGGCAGCAAGACCGGCGCGTACCTGACCATCGAACCGAAGAAGAACAGCATTGTTCCGATCGCGGTCTGGGAGGTCACCGCCGACGATGAAAAGCGGCTTGATGCCTACGAGGGCTGCCCGACCTTCTACTACAAGAAGGCAGTCCGCCTGCCGGTGAAGCTGGCAAACGGCAAGACCAAGAAGCTGGACGCTTTCGTCTACATCATGCACGAGGAGCGCAAGCTCGGCATTCCTTCACTTGCCTACATCCGCACCTGCGAGGAAGGCTACCGGAACTTCGGCTTCGATACCAAGTTCCTCGATGCCGCCTACGAGATCAGCGCAAAGGAGGTGCAGCGATGAAAGACCGCAACAACGAGCCGCGCATCTGCCCGAAATGCGGGCAGGCGTACACCGCCCGACCAGCACTTTCCCGCGTGGATAACAGCCCAATCTGCCCCGACTGTGGGACGCGTGAAGCGCTTGAAAGCATCGGCGTAGGACGCGAGGAACAGGACAAGATTCTCGGAATCATCCACGAGAAGTACGAAGGCGAAGAATAAGGCACACAGAGCCGCCACGTTGCAACGTGTGGCGCGGGACGGATATCCTCCAAAAGGTATCCCTTTCGGTAACCCGCCCCACACAGGGCGCGTGTGCGGCTCTTGTGCGATGTACAATACAACGGCATTTCAGTCGCAATGTTTGTCACATTTATTTTGCCGATATTGCTTGATATTTCTGCGGTTCAGAGTTAATATGTCACTACCGCAGGAGAAGCGGAATAAAGCAAAAGGAGCATTCACATGAACATTTTAGTTGTTGAACCGGGCAAGCGCCCCTACGCAAAGGAGATCAGCGGAGAGCTTGAAAGCCTGCAGCAGACGGTCGGCGGATACATTCAGGCGATTTACCCCTTCGATGATCCGGTTGCACTGGTGTGCGAGGAGGAAGCACTCTACCACCCGGAGCAGAAATGGAACCGCCCGATCAAGGGCTACGGCGTTATCAAGGGGACGTTCTTCCTTTGCGGCTTGGGCGAGGAGGACTTCACCGACCTGCCGCAGGAGCTGACCGAGAAGTACACGGAGTTCTTTCGGCAGGCATACGACTTCGTGCTGGTCGGCAACATTCTGATGCCGATTCCCCTCGGCGAATAACGCAGCAGCGGCGGGTGTAATGTACACAACACCCGCCGCACATTTTCCCCGTATCTTCTGTAGTTTTAGCGGCTTGCTATTATGTGCTTTCAGAGTTAATATGTACACAACGGAAGGGCAAAGCCCGCCGGAAACTACGAAACACGGAGGAAAAAACAATGATCAGCTACGGATTGGCAAAGGCAAGAGCGATGGCAGGCAGAGACGACTGGAACGAGCGCGAGGCAATCAAGAGCGCCACGATCCTTTGGTACGACACCGAGGAGGAAGGCTACGAACTGGAGATCGAGAACGAGGACGACCTCGACGCGGAGGACTTCAGAGCTTGGGTTGAGGAGAACGCCGACAGCCTTGCGCAGGAAGACGCCGCCGCAAACGGCACGACCTTCGAGGGCATCGAGGAGATCGAGTACGAAACCGAATGGATCGACGACGACGCACTTTTCGATGCGGATTACGAAGCCGCCTGCGAAAGTGAATGGGAATGGATGACCGGCAGATGAGCCGGTCGCCCCACCGGGGCGGCACAGCGCTGCCCTGTGCGCGGGCAGCAGGTTCCGCGCAAACGGATGCCAGCAGAAATAGCGCCCCACACAGCGCATTTACGCGGCTCCTGCGGGCGGGCGTAAAGTACACAAACAAGCGGAAAATACCGCAGCGATCATTGTTATTACTCACACTTGATATATCCGCCGTTTAGAGTTAATATGTGTACAACGGAAGGGCAAAGCCCACCGAAAACTATGAAAAACGGAGGAAAACACTATGTGGCACGAAGGTACGATTGGAGTCCCGAAGGGAGACGGCAAGTACACGGTCGTTCATTACTGGGTGAAAGCCTACGACGAGGGCAGCCAGTACGGAATCGACGGCGGCAGGATCAGCAAGCTCACGCTGAAGGTCGAAGGCAAGGTCATTTACAACTACGACCGGGGGCTGGATGTTCCGCCGCAGAACGAGGCAGCGGAAATGGCGCTGGCGATCCTGATGCACGAATACAACTAAAACACGAAGGCGGCTACCGGAGGGCAGCCGCCTTTCTCATGGAGGTGAGGCACTTGCGAAAGCTGAAAGATTATACCCCGACCAAGTTCATGGCAGAGGATTCCCATTACGACAAAGCCGCCGCCGACTACGCAGTCCGGTTCATCGAGTGCCTTGCCCATACCAAAGGCACATGGGCGGGAAAGCCGTTCGAGCTGATCGACTGGCAGGAACGCATCATCCGCGACCTGTTCGGCATCATCAAGCCCAACGGCTACCGGCAGTTCAACACGGCATACATCGAAATCCCGAAGAAGAACGGCAAGTCCGAGCTTGCCGCTGCGGTCGCCTTGCTTTTGACGTGCGGCGACGGTGAGGAACGTGCCGAAGTATACGGCTGCGCTGCCGACCGCCAGCAGGCTGCGATCGTGTTTGATGTCGCCGCCGATATGGTGCGGATGTGTCCCGCGTTGAACAAGCGCGTCAAAATCCTGACCTCGCAGAAGCGCATCGTGTACGTCCCGACCAACTCATTCTATCAGGTGCTTTCCGCCGAGGCATACAGCAAGCACGGCTTCAATATCCACGGAGTCGTGTTCGATGAACTGCATACCCAGCCTAACCGAAAACTCTTTGACGTTATGACAAAAGGTTCCGGTGATGCACGAATGCAGCCGCTGTATTTTCTGATCACGACGGCAGGCACGGACACCAATTCCATCTGCTACGAACAGCACCAGAAGGCGCAGGACATTCTCGAAGGACGCAAGATCGACAAAACCTTCTATCCTGTCATCTACGGTGCTCCCGATGATGCCGACTGGACTTCGCCAGAGGTGTGGAAGAATTCAAATCCGTCGCTGGGTGAAACAATCGGCATGGACAAGGTGGAAGCCGCCTGCGAATCCGCCAAGCAGAACCCCGGCGAAGAAAACGCCTTCCGGCAGCTCCGTCTGAATCAATGGGTGAAACAGACCGTCCGCTGGATGCCGATGCACAAATGGGACGCCTGCAAGGTTGATTTCGACGAATCGCTGCTGGAAGGGCGTGTATGTTATGGCGGTCTCGACCTCTCGTCAACGACGGATATCACCGCATTCGTGCTGGTGTTTCCGCCGACCGATGAGGACGACCATTATTATATTCTGCCGTATTTCTGGCTGCCGGAGGAAACGCTTGATCTCCGTGTCCGGCGCGACCATGTTCCTTATGACCTATGGCAGCGGCAGGGATTCCTGATGACCACCGAGGGAAACGTCGTGCATTACGGCTTCATCGAAAACTTCATCGAGGAACTAGGCACCCGGTTCAATATCCGGGAGATCGCTTTCGACCGCTGGGGCGCAGTGCAGATGTCGCAGAACCTTGAGGGGCTGGGCTTCACGCTGGTGCAGTTCGGTCAGGGCTACCGTGATATGTCGCCGCCGACCAAAGAGCTGATGAAGCTGACGCTGGAGCAGAAGATCGCCCACAACGGGCATCCGGTGCTGCGCTGGAACATGGACAACATTTTCATCAAGCGTGATCCGGCGGGCAACATCAAGCCCGACAAGGAAAAGTCCACCGAGAAGATCGACGGAACGGTCGCCACGATCATGGCACTCGACCGTGCGATCCGCTGTGGGAACGACACTGGCGACAGCATTTATGACAGCAGGGA